TTGAACTGTATCATCTTGCAATAACCAAACTGTATTAGCATTTGGAGTTTGAGAGAAAGCAGAAGATACTGTTATAACTGCACCTGAGACACTTGATACTGACTTACTTTCAACAGTTCCATCAGGCAATATGACACTCAATATTGGATTATTTGTTATTGGCAAATCGGTTGCAGCAGAGTCATCTACAGTTATCTGAGTTGTTGTGGCAGAACTTACCCTTCCACCTCTTCTAAGACCAGAACGAACAGGATCAGCTATTTCAATAACAGCACCAGGTCTGACAACAACACCAGAATCTATAGAAGTTGCGAATGCAACAATTTCACTTTCATTTTGTTCAGCAAATAAGATAGCCTTTGCTAATCTTCTAGCCTGACCTCTTGATGTGCAAGCAAAACCTTTTACCTGTTTAATAATTACTCCTAACTTGGCTATCGAAGCAGTATCTTCATAAACCTCATAATCTATCTCTCTACTATCCATATTGAAGTAGGAAACAGAAATTACAGTATTTCTTGTTTTTAATCCACTTCCTGAGTAATTAAAACCTTCTTCAGTTACATTGGCTAAATTAAATAAATAGCTTGCATCTTTTGGACTATCCTGTGCAAGCAAAATACTACCAGCAGACCATATTGGCATACACCTCATTACACCTGCTAATTCATTTATCAAATCAAACGCTTCACTTGATGATTGAATATTTACATTGCAACTGAATCTAGCTTCCTGTCCTCCAAATCCATCATCAACAAGAGTATTAGCAAACTTACTAGCGGTAACAAAAGAGAAGAGATCAAGAGAACTATCAGTTATATGATTGCCAAATCCATATCTAGTATCTGTAAGAAGATCAAGTAACACCATCGCAGGGCATGAGCACCATTGAGCAGCACCCATAACTCCATTGAAAATATATCCGTCTGGGTACACTATCCTGCCCGTTGTACTATCAACAGTAGGAGTTCCAGAACTATTTGCACCTGCTCCTGGAATCCTTACTTTTATTCCTCTGATACGATACTTTCTACTAGGTATTGATTGAAACTGCATAGAGTCCAATCGAACAGAAGCATAAGCACTATTGGCATAAGTATTGGAATCATCAATTATTTCAGCAAAACTTGTCCTGTAATAGTGTCTGAAATAACATCAGTAAAACCACCAGAATTATATTGAACAGCAATTTTTAAAGAGACAGATGATCCAAGTAAATCTCCTTTATCTGTTGCTTTTTGTATCTGAGGAAAAGTAATTGTAATATTTGCAGCATCAACATTTGAATTTGTAATTTGTCTAGTTACAGGGGTTGATTGAGTAACAGTAACTCCAACTGCTGTGATAGAAGAACTACTTTCAATGCCTTCAACTTTTGTTTGACCTGATGTACCAAAACGAGGGTTGAATGTTACATCTTGAAAATTAAAATCAGTTGTAGCTGGAGAAGCAGAATTAGCTGTTGCTTTCAAAACAGGTGTGTCATTCAGAAATACATCTTTTAACGCAGCATTATTATATGCAGATGTTCCTTTTGTTCGACCTTCTTTTGAAGCTGTAGCAAAACCCTCTATCTCTCCTTCAGAAATAAGATCAAGGAAAGTAGCAAACTGTCTACTGTGTAAAGTATCAGGAGTTCTTGTTGGTTGAGGGGGAGGTGGAGGACTACTTCTACCTCCGCCAGAACCAATAATATTTTTTGGTGCGTCTGTCATGCCTGTACCTGCTGAGTATCAATAGCACCACTTATAACAACTGATCCTGTCACTATCTCTCCATAGACTATTGGTACAGGTGTACCTGCTCTTGATGTGTTTTGAGTTCCAGAAAAACTAAATGATAATTGTGGATCTTGCTCTGACTTAAATTCTTTTGGTTTTGGTAGAGGAAATAACATATCACTTACACCAGATAATACTAGGCTTGCTCCTAAATACACAGCACTTTTCGCAATGAATCCTGCTTTCGCAAATGATGTTCCTGCAAAACCTTTTGAAAACGAGAAAGATAAATGAGGACTAATAATAAAAGCACCTGCAATCAAAGCTGCTCCTAGCAATATTTTCCCAGCACCTCTACCAGCACCAGCTATTACAGGAACAATATGTATATCTTCCTGTCCTATTGGGTGGTGTATTTCTTCTTTATCTACTGCATAATTACCAACTTTTACTTGATAATATTGAGGATTCATATATTTTTCTACCTGCGGAAAATTATTAACAAGAAAACTAACTGCTTTTGCAAGACT